ATCGTAGATAACTGGTTCTTAAAAAGTTCAAACAGTAGTCAGTATCTAGTTGTTGACAATGACGAAGACTACAATTTTACATTTGTGGCTATTGCAACAGCACGCCGTACAAATGATGTAATGACAGTCCAAACAGCAACTAATCACAATTTAAAAGTAAACAACAATGTTGCTGTTCGTATTACTGGTCAAGATACATTTACTCAAAACGGATTGGTCCAAAGTGTAATTGACAGTAGAACATTCACAATTAACAACACCGGCGACGATTCATTATTGTTGACTGGTATTACAGGTACAGTTGAAACTATTGTAACCAGTGCTGACGGGGATGCTCAAGGTAAAGTCACAGATTTCCGAGAAGGCATGCTAGTAGGTGTTGACAATGCTAATATCACAGGTGGTAGTGGTTATACACCTACTACTGGTAGTAAAATATACGCAGATGTACCTATGATTGCAAACACTGGTAGTGGTACTGGTGCTAGAGCAAACATCACTGTTACAGCTGGTGCAATCACTGATGTTGACTTGATTAGAAGCGGCACTGGATATGCACAAGGCGATCTAGTATCAGTAGATCCTGTAGATCTAGCAGGAGACAGTGCAGGTAGTGGATTTGAAATTGAAGTAACTTCAACTGAAAAACGCATTTATGTAGATATTATCGGCGGTACGTTGTTTGTTGCAAGTACATCAAGCCAAGACTTTGTTGAAGACAATGATGCAATTGATGAAGCTCGTGTAATCAACTTAGATGATCAAATCAGTCACAACTTCTTAGCAGGTTCTAGTGATGCTAGTGGTAATGTAGACTATACAGATAGCAGAATTGAAATCACTAATCATGGTTTATCAAACGGTGATCCAGTCAAATATGACACACTAGGCGGTGTTGCTATTGGAGGATTGGTCAACGGCGAAGTTTACTATGTAAAATATTATGATGCAAACACACTTGAACTGTTTGACGATTATGATCTAGATACAAAAATAACATTTAGCAGCACACCGGCAAACACTAACCATAACATTACAAGATTTACAGTTAATATTATTGACAACAGTATTGTTGTAACAAATCATGGGTTCTCTACAGGTGATGCGATTAGGCTTGAAACATTGAGCGATGGTTCTACAACAAACGGATTACCGAGTATCACAAACAATGATGATCCTATCGCTACAGGTTCAAGATTCTTTATTGGTAGTGTAACAGACAACTCATTTACATTGCACAATTTGCGTTCTGACGCATTGAGCAGTGTAAACGGATTAGCCACACTACCAGTAGATCTAGATACAACTGGTGTAGGTAGTGCCCAGGTTATCTTGAACAATACAAAAGTCAGCACAGTTGTTAACACTTCGAGTAGATTGATTGCAAACTGGAACACATTGGCTGTTACTAACATTGACGCAGAAAACATAATCTCTGGTGTAATCTCTCCGAGTAGACTTGCACTAGCAGGTATTGCTAACAGTGATAGTGCATTGTTTGGTGATAGTAGTTATAAAACAGTTGTACAAAGTTTGAAAAAAGCAACCACAACTGACAACCCAATTACACTTACAGGTTCAAGCGTTGGCGGAGAATTTTATGGCGATCCAGTAAATATTGGTATTGCTAATACAGACTTTGTCATTGGTGGTACATTCTCAACTTTAGGTGTGTCAAAATTCTTGCAAACACAATTTGAAGTTGCTGACGATGCAAGCGGTGAAGTATTCATCAAAGATGGTGTTGTAGATGCAGGTACACTGGATAGTTTGGATAGTTCGTACTTCCTTAACCCTGCTAACCTTACAAGCCTAGTGCCTGTAAGTAGAGGTGGTACAGCAATTGGTACATATGCTGTAGGTGATATTCTATATGCTCAATCAACCGGTAGTTTAAATACACTAAACATTGGTAGAGCAAATACTTTCTTAAAATCAAGTGGTACAGTTCCTGAATGGGGTACTGCACTTGATCTTGCTGAAGGACTAGATGTTGGTTCAGCTAAACTAACATCAACAAGCACATCAATAGGTCAAGTTTACAATACATCAGTTACAACACTAGAACTAGGCGGCGAAGCTGACAATGTTAAAATTGGTAAAGCAGGTGACAACAGAGATATTTCAAGTTTTGTTGCAAATTACGATGGTACAGCAACACAAGATGTTGCTGTAAATTTAGCACAAGTTTCAGCAGATACAAGTGAAGCTAGTGACAATGGCGAAAATGTTCTTCTGTTCTCAGCTGATGATATTAGTGATATTACATTTGGTATGACAGTAAGCGGTAGTGGTAGTATTCCTGCAAACACAACAGTTAGTGGTGTTACAGAAACAGAAGTTTTCTTGAGTAACGATCTTACTGGTAATGTTTTGACAACAACTACTATTACATTTACGTATTCACCACTGACACTAGGTGTTAGAGAAGGCGACGAAATTACCATCGCAGGTAGTGGTGTGACAAACTTAGACGGTACATGGCCAGTAAGCGGTGCAACAGAAAATGCAACCAGTTTCACAGTGCGTACAGATGCAAACGTCACTGCTGATGAAGTTTCAAGAGCAGGCACAATTGTAAAAGAAAATAGTATCTTATTTAGAAATGAAGAGGTTGTGTTTGGTAGTGCGATCAACAGTGACAATCCACAAGACGCTTTACTTAGAGGTGAAAGCGGTCTAGGCACTGACGTAGGTGGTGGTGCAATTGTATTGCAAGCTGGTACTGGTACAGGTAATGCTACTGGTGGCGACATTGTGATGAAAACTGGTGAAGTTAGCACAACCAGTGACATTAGACAAACACAAACTGAAAGAGTGCGTATTGATACTGAAGGTATCATGACTGTAAATGGATATACCACATTTACTGATACCACAGGTATAAAAATTCCAGTAGGAACAACTGCACAACGTCCAGGTGGTTCAGGAATATATGTATCAGCTGCACAAGGTCAAATACGTTATAATACAAGCGACAGTACATTTGAAGGATTCGATGGAACCAACTGGGGTTCACTAGGTGGTGTTAAAGATGTTGATCAAGATACATTTATTAGACCTGAAACCACAGCAGGTGCAGACAACGATGAATTAGAATTCTTCACAGCTGGCACAGAACGTATGCAAATTGGTGCAACAGGTGATCTTGGCTTTGGTGATGGACTAACAAAATTTACAGTTGCGTATTCAACAGGTAACACTGACATTGCAGGTAACTTGACAGTTACAGGTAACCTTACTGTTGAAGGCACTACAACGACAATTGATACAGCAACATTGATTGTTGAGGATAAAAATATTGAACTTGGTAATGTTGCTACACCAACTGATACAACAGCAGATGGCGGCGGTATTACACTGAAAGGTACAACAGATCATACATTCAATTGGGTAAATTCAACCGATGCTTGGACAAGTAGTGATCATATTAATCTAGCCAGTGGTAAAGAATATTATATCAACGGATTTAGTGTGCTAACAAGCACAACACTTGGTTCAGCAGTGATCAATAGTAGTCTGCAAGGCACAGGTGCATTGAATGCAGGTAGTATCACAGACGGCTTTGGCGCTATTGATATTGGCAGTTCAAACCTAACTGCCACTGGAACTGTAACATTGGGTGCTACAAGTTTTGGCGACAACAACATAACCAATGTTGGTAGCATTGCATTAGATACAATCAGTGGTGACAACGGGTCAAGTATGAACTTTGCAAGTTCTACACAAGTAAACGTTGATAATACAACACAAGCAACCTCAACAACTACAGGTGCATTGATTGTAGATGGTGGCGTAGGTATTGTTAAAAACTTACATGTTGGCGGGACACTAACTGGTAACGGTAGCGGATTAACAACACTAAATGCAAGCAACTTGTCAAGTGGCACAGTTAACGATGCAAGATTACCAACAAGCCAAGCAGGCAAAACATTTACCAGTGATATTACTGTAAATGGATTTAGAATTGGTCAAGGTGCTCTTGCTGAAACCAGTAACTTGGTTGTTGGTGGCGGCGGTAGCATAACAACTGGTGCACAAAACAACACAGGTGTAGGGTCAGGATCATTTGCTGGTGCTATTTCAGGAGACAATAACACTGCATTAGGTTATGTTGCACTAAGTGCTTTGACAACTACATCAAACAACACAGCAATTGGTGCAAACAGCCAAGAACAACGTGTAGGAAGTGGTAGCAAAAACACCAGTGTTGGTTCGTCTACTATGAGCAACAGTACACAGGGTGATGACAACGTTGCTATTGGTTATCAAGCACTTGAAATTGTTACAGGTAACCAAAACACCGTAGTTGGTTCACAAAGTGGTAGTGCACTATCAAGCGGTAGTAATAACATTATTATTGGTTATAATATTGAATTGCCAACCAACACAACCAGCAACTATATTCAACTTGGTAACACCAGTTCAGCAAACTTGAACATTCCTGGTATTAATCTTAGTGCAAATGCAACAACATTGACATACAGTGGTACTGGAGGCTTTGCTGGTGTAGGTACTTCTTTAACAGCATTGAACGCAACACAGCTTACCAGCGGCACTGTGCCTGATGCACGTATTTCACAGACAAGTGTTACACAACACGAGACTGCAATTGATGCTGTTGGAACACTAAACGGTGGTGCGATCAGTTCAGGATTTGGAAACATTGACATTGGAACAAGCAACCTTACAGCAACTGGTACAGTTAGCTTGGGTACAACCAGCTTCAATGATAATAATATAACAAATGTAGGACAAATCAATCTAGATACTATTGCAGCAGACGTGAATGCTACAGGAATTAATTTTGATAGTGGTGCAATTGTAACATTTGACAATGTGACTCAAGCAACAACAACAAGCAACGGTTCTGTTAGAATGCTGGGCGGTTTGAGTGTTGCTAAAAACATTCAGTTAGGTGGAACCATTACAGGTAATGGTAGTGGACTTACAACACTGAATGCAAGTAACTTGTCTAGTGGTACTGTACCAAGTGCAAGAGTCAGTGGTAGTTACACAGGTATTCTTGGAACAGGCGCACTAAACGCAGGACAAATTACCAGCGGCTTTGGTGATATCAACATTGGTACAAACACATTCACTGGTAACGGTAGTGGTTTAACAAATGTTGATGCTACAACTCTAGATGGAATTGATAGTTCAGCGTTCTTGCGTAGTAATGCAAATGATACATTTACTGGATTGCTAACTGGTAATAGAAACTCAAACGAACAAATTAGACTTGCTACACAAAGTTCAACTGGTTCACCATATTTGAGTTTCTATCAAGCAGGAACACGCAGAGGCTATATTCAATATGTCAACGGCGGCGCAATGCGTATCTTCAATGACAGAACTGATGAATATCTAGATATCAACAGTGGTGCTAATGGGTTAACTTATACAGTTAGCGGAGCAGCAACTTACACAGTATGGCATGCAGGTAACGATGGAACTGGAAGTGGCCTAGATGCTGATACACTAGACGGTGTTCAGGGTAGTGCATTCCTTCGCAGCAATGCAAACGACAGCTTCAGTGGAACACTCAGTGGTGCTGGTAGTATCAATATTACAGGCAATGTTACAGCAGCCGCATTCACAGGAGACGGTAGTGCTCTAACTGGTATCAGTGCTGATGATGCTGATTCACTTGGAGGTGTTGCAGCTAGTGGATATTTACGTAGTAACGCAGCAGATCAAAAAACATCTGGAACTTTAAGATTCAATGACAATGTTCAATTGAACTTTGGTACAGGAAATGATGCTGAAATTTATCACAACGGTTCGCATTTGTATTTTGATATGAACGCTGATGACGATATTATCTTTAGAGACGGTAATAACAGTAATGCAACTAGATTTACATTTGATACAAGTGCAGGTAGCTTTACAGCTACAGGAGAAATTACAGCTTACTCAGATGCAACACTGAAAGATAATGTTGAGCTGATTGTTGATCCGTTGAAAAAGATTTTGAGTGTTAGAGGTGTAACCTTTACACGTACAGATCTTCCAGACACTGAAACAAGACACATGGGTGTGATTGCGCAAGAGATTGAAGAACACTTCCCAGAAGTTGTAAACACAAATGAAGAGTCTGGTATTAAAACTGTTAACTATGGAGCAATGGCAGGTGTGTTTATTGAAGCATTCAAAGATCAGCAACGTCAAATCGACGAGTTGAAAGACATGGTTCAAAAATTGTTGAATAAATAATTGACAACTAATATATCATATGCTAAACTAATGAAAATAGGAATGTAGATGGCTTTACCCGCAACAGGCAACACAATTACAATGACGCAAATTTTTAACCACTTCAGTGCAAGTGGTGCGTACAGTATCGGTAATCTCGGTACGTATATTGGTGTCAGTGTGGGTAACCAACTTAGCATGAGCGCCGGTTTTGGCGGCAGATAATTAGGAGCATAATATGAAATCTTTGTTTGAAGTTATTAATATCGACTTGGCACAAGAATATACAAAAGAACGTAAACTTGCAAAACTAGATAGTATTGCAACAGAAGTTGGTCCAACACTAGAAGCAGAAGCAAAAGAAGCTATTGCTGCAATGGATATTCCTGAAAGTGACGAACGCTTTCATTGGATTCAAAAACTTGGTCGTGCAATGGGAGCAGATTTGCTTACCATTGGTAAAGTACAACCAGAAAATATGATTGCAGCATCAGCACTTTCAGTTGAAGATTTTCAAGAAGCTGTAAAGGTAGCAGTCAAGGGTGCAAATGATTTGAATCAATGGACTGTTGCAGCAGAAAGAGCAATTGCACAAGACACAATTTCTGAAAAAATTGTATGACAAAAATAGCAATATGTGTTCCTGCTAGAGACACAGTTCATGCAGGATTTGCACTAGGGTTAACCAAGGTAGTTGAACAACTTGTAAAGACCGACATCGAACACGAGGTATTGTTTAATCTTGGTACTGTTTTACCTGACCAAAGAAATACCCTTGTAAAAGATGCAATACGTATTGGTGCTACACACATATTGTGGTTAGACAGTGACATTCATGTGCCTGCAAGTGTTGTACACACATTGTTGTCACACGATAGAGAAATTGTAGCTGCTGCATACAGCACTAGGATGCCTCCGTACAACAGTGTTGCATTTACAGATAAAGACGATTTAAACAAACGTCTTGATGCTTCAAGAGGCTTGCACAGTGTATGGGCAGTAGGAATGGGATGTATGCTTGTAGATACTGAAGTTTACAAATATTTAGGCCAACCTTGGCATAATTACGAATACAACCAACCTACTGAAAGTTTAACTGGCGAAGATATATACTTTTGTAACAACGCAAACAGTGCAGGTATTCCAGTTCATGTTGATGCAACACTGAGCCAAGAAATAGCACACTACGGAACAAAATCATTTAAACTAGGTTAATAAATTGACAACTGCTTTTGATCGTTTTAATTTATATAAAAAACAAAATTACACTGGATTAGATACTCTCAAGAAACATTTCTTGACTACTTATCCAGTGCATTATACAGATAATCCAATTGACGAAAGTGTTGCAAAACAGTACAACACGGATTATGTTTGGATAGTTGATAAAAATATAGAAGTACTTGAAAACTTTCCTTGGCACTTCTCACCTGATCAAACCAAAGAACCTGCTAGACATGTATTTCCATATGTATTCAAAGGCAGCAAGCGTATCAAAAGTTGGAGTAAGGTAAAACTTGTTCCGACTCAAGTGGAACCGGCTGAAACAATACAACACAAGCATATTGCTGCAAAATATGATGCCAAAAAAGGCAAACCACATTTTGATGTATTTTACATTGGTCAACACGATACTATACTTGATAAAATACCAGATGCTGTTCAAGTTAACAGTTTTGAAGAAGCAAAAGAAAAAGCATACACAGATATGTTTTGGCTTGTGCCTGAAGATGTTGAATTAAACAAATATTTTAAATTCAATTTTAATCCAGATGATTGGAGTACAAAAGTTGTGCATGTGTTTGGCAACGGTAGTCCAGATTCTTTTGACGGTGTAGCATTGTTTCCTACTGGATACGATCCGGCAGCCAAAGAATTACAACATCGTTTTTACGTAAACAAAAAAGAAATTAAAATACAAGCAAGCGTACCCAAACAGTATCCTGTTTACAATTTTAAAAATTATGACGAATATACTGACACATTAGAAAACTCAACTAGTGAATTGTTTTGGTATACACCTAACGATGTTGAATTAAAAAATGATTTAGATTTGTACTTTACGCATCATAATCAATACGATAGACGTACAAACCATGTCTTTTTGAATGGCAATGAATATGACGGTGTGATGTTGTTGAGCAAACATGCTCCTATTACACGCAAAGAATTTGAACATCGTTTTCTTGCAAATAAAAAAGAACACAAAGAGGTATATAGTACGCCAAAAAAGTATGAACAGTTTTGCATAAACAATTACAATGACTACAAAAAAGCATGTGTTTATAGCAAAACTGATATGTTTTGGGGTATTCCTAGTGACGTTGAAGTAGCTGAAGACTTTGATTTTGATTTATATTTTAGTCATCATAATCGTTACGATAGAACAATTACACATGTTTTTGCAAACGGAACATCGTATGACGGTGTGGTGTTGTTTAGTAAACATGCACCTGTGTCTAAAAAAGAAGTTGACTATAGATTTTATGCAGATAAAAAAGAATGGAACATTGTAGCAAGTCATCCTAAAATTTATCCTGTGCATGATATTGAGACATATGATCAATATCTACAAGTTATAGAGCAAGAAGACAGCGAATTATTTTGGATGAGCAGTCCAAATATTTCAATGATGACAAGTGTATATGATGTGTACATTAGTCATCATGATAGAAACCTGCGTATGCAAAATCATGTGTTTTTACATCAAAATAATGATGGTGTATCTTATAATGGAATGATATTGTGTAGTAAACACAAGTTACTTACAAAGAATGAAGTCGAATATAGACATCCAGTAGATCGTATTGAACATCCAAACGTAATTAGTAAAAATAAAAAATACGATATGTTTTGGATTGAAACATATGATCAATATTTGTCTGCATTGGAAAACAGTGAAACTGAAATGTTTTGGATGAATAGTCCAAATATTGGCACTGAATACTTTGATTTTAATTTTACATTTGACTTTGATAACACATACGATAGGCATACAAATCATGCATTTCAACACATTGTAGATAATCAAATTAGTTACAATGGCTTGTTTTTATGCAGTAAACATAAACCTTTAACACAAAAAGAAGTTGAGCATAGACATATAGTCGATGTAAAAGAATGGGATAAAGAAGGTAGTCATGATATTACATATGATAGATTTTGTATTGAATCATATGATGATTATTTAATGGCACTTGAAAATAGTGAAACAGAACTGTTTTGGGGATATACTGAAAACGTAGATACAAGAGACTTTGATTATGACTTGTATTTTACTCACGACAATACACATGATAGAAAAACAAATCACAATTTTATACACTTGGTAAATGGCAAAGTATTACGCAATGGTGTTTTCTTATACAGTAAACATGCTCCGGTTACTGAAAAAGAAATTGATTTTAGACATGTTGTAAATGCAAAAGAATGGGATATTATTGCAAGTCGTCCAGCAGCATATGAACGTTTTGTTATCAACTCTTATGCAGACTATTTGTATGCACTTGACACTACACGTACTGAAATGTTTTGGGGTATTCCTAGTGATGTAGAAGTATGTATTGATTTTGAATTTAAAGAATACTTCACTCATGATAACGAATATAATAGAAAAACCAATCACGTGTTCTTAAACAATGACACTTACGATGGTGTTGTATTGTTCAGTGCACATACACCTGTAACACAAAAAGAAATTGAAACAAGATTTTTTGTTAATAAGAAAGAACACTCGGTTATTGCAAGTTAACCCAAGCAATATGACAAATTTGTTGTCGAAACATATAATGATTATCTAAACGCACTTGAGTACAGTAAGACCGATATGTTCTGGGCTACAACACATAATATTGAAATTAAAAACGAATTTGATTTTAATTTATACTTTAGCCATCATAATCAATACGATAGAACTATCAACCATACCTTTGCACACAAAGTTAATAACGAAGTTCATCATAATGGGCTATTCTTACTGACAAAGCATGCCGTTCTCACACAGAAAGAAATTGAACACAGATTAATTGCACAACGTAAAGAATGGAATATAGTTGCTAGTGGTCCTGTACAGTATGATAAATTCAAGATTAAAACTTATGAAGATTATCAATATGCATTAGAAAAATCAAAAACAGAAATGTTCTGGATTATACCAAAAGATGTTGTGGTAGAAAAAGATTTTAACTTTGACTTATATTTTACACACAATCAATATTTTGAAAGAAATACAAATCACAGTTTTAAAAATGGTACTGCATGGGACGGAATCAGTCTTGTAAGTAAAAATAGTTTGATTACTGAAAAAGAAATTGACATGCGGTTCCTTGCTGATAAAAAGCAATATAATACAGTGGCTAGTATGCCTAAATTATATGATATTGTGTTTATTAGTTATAACGAAGTAGACGCTGATAAAAATTACAATAATCTTTTGCAACGGTATCCACAGGCAAAACGTGTACATGGCGTAAAAGGCATTCATAATGCACACATTGAAGCAGCTAAGTTGTGTGATACAGAAATGTTCTTTGTTGTAGATGCAGATGCTGAAATAATTGACAATTTTGACTTTGATTATTATGTTCCACACTATGATCCTACTGGTAAGCAAAGTGTACATGTGTGGAAAAGTCAAAACCCTATAAATGGACTTATTTACGGATACGGAGGTGTAAAACTACTTCCAACACAAATGACCATTGATATGGACACAAGCATGCCTGATATGACTACCAGTATCAGCAAATACTTTAAACCAGTGAACAGAATATCAAATATAACTAAATTTAACACAGATGAATTTAGTACATGGCGTAGTGCATTTAGAGAGTGTGTAAAATTATCCAGTCGTACAATTAAAGGACAATTGGATGAGGAAACTGAATTTAGATTAAATGCTTGGTGTACCAGAGGAAAAGACAAACCTTTTGGAGATGCAGCAATAAGTGGTGCTATTCACGGCAGAAAATACGGTGAAAACGCAGCAAACAATATCGAAGCTCTAAATAAAATCAATGACTTTGAATGGCTAGAACAACAATTCAAGCAGCATTTTTTGTAATTTCAAATATAGTTTCAAATTTTTGTTGATTTGTTTTACTGTTTAACGTTGCAAGTAATCCTCTATGCAAAGGCTTTGGCCATTTGTTGTAATCTACCCAAGCGTATCCATTATGTTCTTCATTTAACACAGGAATAAATTCTTTTTCAATTATACATAGATAGGTATGATAAGAAAAATGTCTATCGTCGCTTACAAAAGTTTCAAGAGGAATAGTTTTTTGTATCAATGGCAACTTGCCAATTTCTTCGACAATTTCTCTTTTTAAACCTTCCCAAGGTGTTTCAGTTTCTTTATTTGTTCCACCAACAAGTCCCCAAACATTGTTTTGTTTGCTTTGAGCACGATGTAAAAACAAAAAACGTTTTGTATCTAAAGTGTAAAATATTGCGCCGCTACATATAACATTCTTCATACAATTAATTATGCATCAAGATAAATTTCCCATGACCCAACTGGATATTCGCCTTCAAATGCTTGTAACCATTCTGAGCCAGTCCACTTATATATAATGCCTGTGCGCAAGTTTTTTTGATTGAATGTGTCGGGACTATTATCTGTAGCACTTGCATCATGTACTACTTCCCAAGCAGTTCCTGTCCATTCAATTATGTCGTTTGCACCTGCAACAAAGTCTGTATTGTCAGCATTTTTCCAAGCATCAGGTCCATCGTATACAAAGTTGTAAGGTGTTTCTCTTACGTTACCACCAACGTTTTCACTTGGATTTATGTCTTGTAAAATTAGTAGACGCAAACCTGCAACTTTATCATCGGTTGGATTATACTTTGTAGGATCTACAATTTTGTCAAAACTTGTCCAACTGTTTTGTGCTCTAGCAGGGCCTTCTAAAACGTCCCCTGTAGGCAATGTATCTTCATCCCAATTGATACTGATTTTTGTTTCGTCTAAAGGATTTATTGTAAATGTTCCAACAATAAATCCAGTTTCAGTTCTAAGTCTTACTTCGCTTACATCACTTTTGTACGTGCCAGGATATGCATCTACAACTTTGCGCCAGTTGATTGTTCCTACTTCAGTACCGTTAACTAGTTGTCCTGATGTACCTAATACATAAAGTCCAAAATTTCTAAATGATGTTGCAATTGTTGCTCTATTGCCCAAGTTTGTATCAATCCTTGTAACTGTTGTGCGATCATCGTCATCATCTGCAACTTGTTCGATTGGTGGTAACTCTTCAGTATAGGCACTGATTTCTGGCATACTTTGACCTAAGTCAATTGTGCCTTTTTCTTCGTCCCACATGTTAGCAATAATGTTTGTAATTACACCTAGTTTTTTAACTTTTGCAGGTGGCGAGATAAAGATAGGTGTTTCAAAACTCATTGTACCTATATCAATTTCTGTGTCAACGCCTACTGGAATTGTTCTGTTACTCCATCTAATATCAGTGAGATGTAGCACTGTTAGACTTGTCCAATCAACATAGTTGTCTGTTGTTTGAAGTTCTAAACTTGGTCTAAATAAGACCAATATTTGTTCTAGTATTTGTAATTTTTGCTCTGTATTACTTGCCCATACATCTACATTGAAACTTAAATTGAAAGGTGCAGGATATAATCTTTCAACTGTATAGTTCTTTCCTTGTGTGTTGAGATACTCGTTATTATCTTCATCAAAGGCACGTTCTCTAATGTTAACTTTGTCTATATAACTAGCATCACTTGTTCTACTTCTATCAATTTCAAGGTTCGTTACATACACAGCCATACGTGGTACAGTTGGCAATTTGTTTTCACTATTATCACGCATTATACTAGAAACTTGGCGTGTAAGGTCGCCGTATGTTACAGGCACACTTTTTAAATCACCATCTCCGTCTTGTACACTAAATCCGCTCATTAGTCGTATAACTTGTGTAAGATACTTGCGTATTTGACCATCATAGAAAAACTGCATTAATCATCTGCCTTGGGTTTAAGTGCTTTTGACAAACTTTGACGTTCTGCAACTGATTCGCCGCCAATTGAGTTTGTGTTTGTGTTGTTGATAAATGTTGCAACCTGTGTACGTTTTGTATCTGTGTTAGACATCTCTGTTCTTACACCGTCTTGCACTTTTGCCCACTTTTTACCGTCGTATCTAAATAGTCTATTTGGTAAAAAGTCAGTGCGTAAAAAATAATCGCCTGGTGCATTATCTACAGGAAACGATATACCACTTCCAAAAACTTCACCGTTGATACTGCCAACACCTAACAAATAACCTTTGTATCCTTGACGCTCAGGTGTTTGGTATATTCTATCACCTAGCACACCACTTGTAGCATCAATATCGTCCATGTCTGTTGTAAGTATTTCTACATCACCATTTTCGTCAACTTGTAAAGTATAGAAGTGACTTACATCATAACCGCTCAATGGTGCATCCTCATCTGCTTGTGCTACAACAGCATTATTAACTTGCATTTCTTTTTCAAATGTGCTAAGAATATCACGTAGTGAATTACCATCTTCGTCTTCAGCAGGCAAGTCTAATATTTCTTTGTATTCTTGACTATCAACAATTTGTTTTAATTTTACTCTGTACAAATGCGGATACCAAGTTTGACTAAACCCTTCTGCTGCTCTAGTTACATCTTCAACTACATAAAATCTTTTCAATGCAACACTATAATCATTTAGTGCATATTCGTCTTCTAAGTGCGGAAATTCGACAACATCTCCTGATATAATTTTTCTACCAAGAGTTTTTACGCTGCTATTGATATGTATTGTCATAAAAATTGTATCGTTGCTGAGAAATAATCCAAATTGACTTAAATTAAAATCTGTATCGCTTACATTGTATACACCACGCATTGTGTAAACATCTTCATCATATTTTCTATCACGATTTTCTAAAAACAACATATCTTGAATATTTGTTTCTTTTACAGCATCGTATTGTGGTTCTGCTGCACTCGATTCTGATTCGCTTGGATTTCTTGGACCAAGGTATTTGTGAATATTAATATCAGTGCCGCCAACAAGAAATTGTTCATAGACAACTTTATCTAGAAATTCATAATCTCTTGTTTTGTTTGGACGGTATAAACTTAAACGTGGCATACAGTATTTATGCCATAAATACATACGGAGAACACTATGGCAGACGACAACTTAGTAACAAAAAAACAAGACATATTTGATTACGTACATGCGTTTTTAGGCGGAGGCATGGTTGATGTAGAATTAGATCCTGCACATTATGAAGCAGCACTACAAAAAGCATTGAACCAATATCGTATGCGCAGTGATCATAGCGTTGAAGAAGCATACGTAAGTCTAACACTACTTGAAGACCAAAACGGTTACACGCTACCTCATGAAATTATGGAAGTGCAAAAAGTATATAGACGAAGTGTAGGATCACGTAGCGGCGGTGGTGATGGTGGTACATTGTACGAACCATTCAACTTGGCATATACAAATGCTTATTTGCTTGCAGGCTCAGGTATGGGTGGATTAGCTACTTATGAATTGTTTGCACAACAACAAGAACTAGTCGGGCGTATGTTTGGCTCGTTTATTGAATTTACATGGAATAGCACAACCAAAAAACTGACAATACTACAAAGACCACGTGCAGGCGAAGGCGAAGATGTATTGTTGGAAGTGTATATGTATCGTCCTGATGCACAATTGCTAGATGACTACATGGCAAAACAATGGATAAAAGATTATACATTAGCCGCTTGCAAATACATGCTAGGTGAAGCTAGAGAAAAGTTTTCAACTATTGCAGGTCCACAAGGTGGTACAGCACTTAATGGTGCAAGTCTAAAAGCCGAAGCACAAACTGAAATGGAAAAACTAACAGCAGAAGTAAGTCTAGCAGTTCCAGGTGGTACTGGTTATGCATTTACTATTGGTTAAAGATCGTTATCGTGCACATACAATTGCATTAGAGCATAATGTAGCACTTTCATTAGATCCTTACGTGCATCATCTGAACTGCCTTTTTTGCCATAACGTTGTGCATACTTGAGAACATTACCGATCATAAAACCAGTACCGTGTCCGCCATCAACAATAAATTCTGTTGCTTGAAATTTATCTTTTGCATAATGTTGACCGTAAGTTGAATCAATATATTTTGCAAATTCTGTAATATATTTGTCTTCGTCAAACTTGTAATTGATACTCATAATGCCTCCTTATTTTTCTTATACTACATGAAAATAAACTGATTGTCAAGTATAAACTACGTACTTAACCCCCAAAATACGTGTTTTTACCCATGATCTGCTAAATATAACTATAAACGAGATCCTTAGGAGAAATAAACATGGCTTTAGTATCACCAGGTGTAAGCGTAAGCGTTATTGACGAGAGTTTTTATACTCCGGCAGAACCAGGCACAACACCAGTAATTTTTGTGGCAACACAGGAAAACAAAACTAATCCAGGCGGCACAGGAATTGCACCTGGTACACAAAAGGCGAATGCGGGCAAAGTATATCTAGTTAGTTCACAACGTGAACTTGCAGAAACATTTGGCGATCCGTTATTCTACACAGATAATAACAACAACCCAATTCATGGCAGCGAACAAAACGAATACGGTTTACAAGCAGCATACAGTTTCTTGGGTGTAGCAAACAGAGCGTATGTCGTACGTGCAGATTTAGACCTTAATGCAATTACAGGTTCTACAACAGAAACAGCAGGTAAGGCAAAAGACGGAGCATATTGGTTTGACACAGACGATTCTATGTATGGTGTTTTCCAATGGAACGGCGAAGCAGCTACAACAACAAATGGTCAAACATTTGCAAACAAAGTTCCAACTGTAATTACAGACAGCACTCAAACAAGCGGTAGTGCTCCATATACACCAAAAACAAGTGTTGGTGCAATCGGCGATTATGCATTGGTAGCAGTATCAAACGTCAATCGTTTATGGTACAAAAACACCAGTGGTGATTGGGTAGAAGTTGGTAGTGCAAACTGGAAGAAATCATGGCCTTGGGCAGTTGGTGGTGCAAACCCAACACCAGCAGCAACAGGAAACTTAGGTTTCAACCTAGATGGTAGCACAGTATTACAAGTAACAACAACTGGCACAGATCTAGCAACTATTGTTGCAGACATCAATGGCGATGCAGCATTAGCAGCAGCTGGTATCACAGCAAAAGCAGTAAACAGCAGATTGAATCTATATTATGACGGATCTCAAGGTGATTCTATTGCAGTTACTGGTACAGCAGCATTGCTAACAGCACTTGGTTTAGAAGCAAAAACTTATTACAATACAGAATTAGAAATTGCTCCGCATACAAGTGTACCAGAATTTAAATCACGTGATGCAAATCCACGTCCAACAGGTTCTCTTTGGATCAAGACTACAGAACCAAATCTTGGTGCAAAATGGAATGTTAAACAATATGATGCTGACACAGATGTATGGAGTGCAGTTGAAGCAAAAATCCATGCAGGTAATGCAGAAGCAATTTACGACCAAGACAGAACAGGCGGCGGTGCAAACATTCCAGTAGGTACTGTATATGTAAGAAGCAACTTGAGCGAAGACGACGAAAAGTTAGCAACATTCCAACTGACGAGACGTTTGGTAAAAGGTGCAGTTACCGCAACTAGTGCAGCAGTTGCATCAGGAACATTCACAACTGGTACAAACACATTTACATTCAAAGAAACTGTTAAAAACAGTGCAGCTTACAGCACAGCATTCTCAGTGTCATTTACAGCAGCAGGTACAACAGCTGATGCTGCAACACTAGCAGGTGCAATCAACGGTGTAGGTGCAACTAATGTAACAGCAAGTGTAAACAGCAAAAACCAAGTTGTAATTCGTCACGCACTAGGCGGTGAAATTCGTATTACAGACGGAACTAACGCTCCAATTGGTGCTATTTACAGTGTATTTGATGCAGACGATAACACATCAACTGCAAACTTCTACTATGTACCAGGCACAGATGGCGATACAGATCCAGAAGAGTATAACATCTCAGGTTGGAATGTATTGACATACACAGCAAGCAACACTGAACCAACAACTACACCAGCAGATGGTGCATTGTGGTACAGCAGCACAATTGACGAAATTGACATTATGATTCACAATGGTACAACATGGGTTGGTTATCATAACTATGATCATACTGGCAACAGTTTAGTAGGTGTAAACAGCACAAACAACGCTGAAGGACCAATTGTAGCAGCAAGCGAACCTGAAAAGCAATCAGATGGTGTAAGTGCACTAGTTGAAGGCGACCTTTGGGTAAGCACAGCAGATCTAAACAAATTCCCACAAATTTATCGTTGGGATGATGCAAACAGCAAATGGGTATTGCTAGACAGCACAGATCAAACAACTGAAAACGGTGTTCTATTCGCTGACGCACGTTACAACACAACAGGTGCAAATTCTGATAAAGCAGGTGATATTGATGATCTACTAATTGTTGATTATCTAGATCCAGATGCTCCAGATCCAGCATTATATCCAAAAGGCATGTTGTTGTACAACACACGCAGAAGCGGATTCAATGTAAAACGTTTTGAGCGTAATTACATTGATGTAGATGGTGAAAATGCTCGTCAAAGTGACGAAAGCATGGCAGCTTATCATCCGCATCGTTGGGTAACTGAATCAGCAAACAATGCAGATGGTTCAGGCAGCTTTGGTTCAAGTGCACAACGTAAAGTTGTTGTACAAGCACTACAAGCAGCAGTCAACAACAACGAAGATGTGCGTGATGATGAAACACGTATCTTTAACTTGATTGCAGCACCTGGTTATCCAGAACTAATTGGTGAAATGATTAGCCTAAACTATGACAGAGGTTTAACAGCATTTGTTGTAGGCGACTCACCAATGACACTTGCTCCAACAACAACAGCAATTAGTGACTGGGCTTCAAATGTTAACAAAGCAGTTGAAGACAACGACATTGGACTTGTAAGTAGAGATGAATACTTAGGTGTATATTATCCAGCAGGCTTTACAAGTGATAATGCAGGAAACAACATTGTTGTACCTCCAAGTCATATGGCGCTACGCACAATTGCACTAAGTGACCAAGTTAGCTATCCATGGTTTGCACCAGCAGGTACAAGACGTGGTGGTGTCACTAACGCAACAGCAACAGGGTATATTGATGGTGAAGGCGAATTTGTAAGTGCAGCGTTGAACGAAGGTCAGCGTGATACACTATATGCAAACAATGTCAACCCAATTACATTCCTAAATGGCGCAGGATTAGTTGTATTTGGGCAGAAAACTCGTGCAAGAAGTGCAAGTGCTCTAGACAGAATCAATGTAGCAAGACTTACTGTATATCTACGTAGTCAACTTAAGAAACTGGCAAAACCATATATCTTTGAACCAAACGATAAAATTACACGTGATGAAATCAAACAACAGGTTGAAAGTTTGCTAGTCGAACTAATTGGCTTGAGAGCAATCTATGACTACTTGGTTGTATGCGACGAAACAAACAACACACCAAATAGAATTGATAGAAACGAACTATACGTAGATATCGCAATTGAACCTGTAAAAGCAGTAGAATTTATTTACATTCCACTACGCTTGAAAAACACAGGAGAGATCGCAGGCTTATAAATCATAAACTGGGGGGTTTATTAAATACCCCCCAACTATGATAAATACTTGTGAATAGGAGTAATACATGGCAATCTCATCATTATCAAAACTAACAGTTCCATTAGCAACAAATGACAGCGCAAGCAGTCAAGGTTTGTTAATGCCAAAACTGCAATATCGTTTTCGTGTAACACTTGAAAATTTTGGTGTATCAACACCAACAACTGAATTAACAAAACAAGTTATGGATGTCACTCGTCCAACTATTACATTTGAAAACATGGAAATTCCAGTGTACAACAGTAAAATTAATCTTGCTGGTAAACACACATGGAGCCCACTATCACTGAACTTACGTGAAGATGTAAACAACAATGTGCAAAAACTTGTTGGTGAACAACTACAGAAACAGTTTGACTTTATGGAACAAGCCAGTGCAGCATCAGGAACAGACTACAAGTTCTTGACACGTATTGAAATCTTAGACGGTGGCAACGGTGACTTGACACCAACAGTGCTTGAAACTTGGGAGTGCTACGGTTGCTATGTAAACGAAGCAAACTACAACACTCTAAACTATGCTACAAATGAACCAGTAACAGTTAGCCTAAGCATTACATATGACAATGCAGTACAAACACCAGAAAACACAGGCGTTGGTACAGAAGTTGGCAGAACGCTAGGAACAGCAGCAACTGGCGCAGGCTAATAGCTTTTGAGATTGCTAGATATTTAAGGAGCATCTTTTGGTGCTCCTTTTTTATTATATACGCAGTTTAAAAAAAGGATAAATATTAGTATGGCAAATCCGTTTAATGGCTTATTTGATAATTTACTGAATGGCGCACTAAGTCCAAAAGGAAACTTAGGCGACTACCAACACGCATCTAAAGTTTTTGTAGAAGGCAATATGCGCCTTGCTCCAAAGCTAAAACACCTATATCATGTTGTGTTGAATATCAATCCTAACATAACATTAAATGGATCAAATGGTTGGACAAATACTACAAAACGTGAAATTAATTTGCTTTGTAAGAGTGTTGATTTACCTAGTTTTAGTATGCAAACAGAAACACTAAATCAATATAATAGAAAAAAAGTTATTCAAACAAGTGTGCAATATGATCCAATCAATATGGTATGGCATGATGACAATGCTGGTTTGACTAACTTTTTATGGAAGAATTATTTCAATTATTATTTCAGTGATGCTAACCATGTGCAGCAAAACCAAGGTGCACCTGCAATTACTGATCCTGCGTATTTAAGAACAAGCGGACTTAACAGTGCATACGATAACGGTGCTGTAACAGTGAATAGATTTGGTTTAGATAGACCTGGTAAATTAGATAATTTCTTTACAAGTATTCAAGTATTCCAATTACATCCGCAAAACGGTAGGCCAACTAATACAAGTTTCACATTCATAAATCCTTTGATTGACACATGGGACCACGACGAGGCAAATAGCGATGGTAGTGAATTTGCCATCAATAGAATGCGATTTAGCTACGAAGCAGTAATGACAGATCGTGATTATACAGAGACAGGTGTAGTACCTGCAGGCTTTGGTGATTTTAGATACGATCAACAACCAAGTCCACTTGAAACTGTTGGCGGTGCAAGTTTGTTTGGTACAGGTGGAGTTCTTGCTGGAGCAGCAACTACATTGAGTAATATTCAAGATAATAATCTTTTAGGCGCAGTTCTCAGTGGTATTAATACTTTTAGAAGAGCTGACAGATTAACAGCTGATAGCATTGTGCAAGAAGTAATTGGCATTGGCGAAGATGTTGTTGTAAATAAAATCAACAACGTGTCGTTTCCTAGTTCTAGAGCACAAAACGAAACTGAAGCAACACAAAGGTTATTGTAATGAGCACTAGTACATACATAGATTACTCAACATCAAATGATCAAATAGTTCAAACAAAACAATATTTTGATAACTATCAAAAAACACTTGTTAGCTATCCTAGCAATCAAGTAGATGCTGTAATTGGCTTTTTCACAGGTAGAGGTTTTGAATTATCCAGTGCTCAAAGTGTTGCTGGTGTTTTATTGCAACAAGCAAAAGTTGATCAAGTTAATGTAATGGAATTAATTGACAAAATTAAAAACTTTGACAAAGTAAGACTTAACGACTTAGTAGCAGCAATATTGAATGCAAATAGAGACAGAAGAACTATTGTTGGATTTAAAGACAACAGTGTGAATGAGAAAAACATTTACCGCAGAAATATAATTTATTGATATGGCAAAATATGCACAGGGAAAATACAATCTCAAAAACCCAGACAAATATGTAGGTGGACGTACTCCAACTTATCGTAGTAGTTGGGAATTTGCCTTCATGCGTTTTTGCGACGAACATCCTAGTGTTAGCAAATGGGCAAGTGAAGCAATAAAAATTCCTTACAGAAATCCATTCACAGGAAAACATACAATTTATGTTCCTGACTTTTTTATAGCTTATACAGATGCAAATGGCAAGTCACATGTTGAACTTATTGAAGTAAAACCTAGCAGTCAAATGAGTTTTGAAAATGCAGGTCGTAATCAACGCAATCAAGCACATGTG